CTAAGCTCTCTAACCCTCACCGTTGTTTGCCCTCCGGTGGGGGTTAGTTCTTTGAGTCAGTAGAGTAAAAACCTTGACCTGTAAAGGTAATTGCAGGTGATTCCCACTTACGGTTCATAAGAATATGACAGTCAAAGCAGCTCGGTGTGCGTGCTGGCTCGTGGATACTGCGCTCAATGGATAACTTAGCATCACACTCAGCGCAGAAGTAGGCATAGATCAAAGTTGAATGGCCTCGTTAATATCTAGATATCCTACCAACTTCTCAACCTTCCAGTTCCGAGCAAACTCTGTGGTAGCCGGCATATAATGAGTAACCCACTCTGGCTCTGCCACATCCATTAGGTCAAAAGAAAACACACCTTGTGGTGTGGAGTTAATGTAAAAGGGAATCAAGTCACGCTCGGCAGATTGCGTGATTAGTTTACGGTACTTCATTTCCTCAATCAGTAAGGTTGGGTAATGCGTAAGTCTACACTTTAGTTCAATGTAGTGCCCAGCTTGTTTGGAAATGCAGTCAAAGGAATCAAAGATGCCCTCGGATTTAACAAGGTCCGGATAGAGGCTGCTCTTTAGCAAGTCAAATAGATCTTTTTCTTTCATTAACTCCAAGGGCTTTGACCACCCAACTCTTGCTGTAACTTCCGTAAGGATTGTAAGCATCTACGATCTGCAGTAGATACAGCAGTCTCAAGCAGACCAGCGATCTGTTGCAGAGTAAGGCTTTGGTGGTAGCGCCAGATAAGTATCTGTTGTTCATCTGGATCAATGAGTAAGTATGCCTTCTTGATATCAATTAAGGTTGCCAAGAGGTTGCCACCTTCTGATGGGCTAGAACCACCACGCGGTTGACCATCGTTAATCATTTCTTGTGCTTGTTCTAAAGCGGTACCATCTAAAACTGATGCAATAATAAAAGGTATAAGTTGTGCCAGCGTAGATGTCTCGTAGTAGGCTTCATCGCCCAACTGGTAGCCAGACTTTGCAGCTTTTTCTTTACGCGCATAGCGCTCAGCTACACGCTTCATTTGCCAGCCGATCTTCTGCTCGTTATGTCTACGCTGTGTTGTATCTGGTTCGGATAATTGTTCGTTTACATAAACACTTCTAGTAATAGCCCATTGGTAGCACTCTTGTTGTACATCGTTTAGTTCTACAAAATTTCGGTATCTGCGATAGATATTACTAGCAACGCTAGGTGCTATGTCATAGATAGAAGCGTGCAGTTCAGTCATTTATTACTTTTTTGGGATATGGGAGACTAGGCAAAAGAACCTTGCTTAATAAATCTTTTTTATTATTACCTAAAAGATAAAGATATCTATGCTTACCTTCACGTTTTACTGGTTTCCAGCCTCTCTCTTTAGCTTCTTCTATCTGGAACGATAGTTGTTCTGCCATTAAACTATCACCGCAAGTCTTAATCACAATCAGGTACTTCCGTATCCATAGTAGAGGCAAAATTAAGTAATTTAATCGCAAGGAAGTCTATGTAATTACTAGCATCAGCAAGTTCTTCTACCATCTCTCGAATGTTATCTGCTGGAGAGAAGGACTCAAACTTCTGACCCTTAGCGTGGGAGTACTGTGCGTGGCCTATGCCACGCACCCTGCTTGCACGTAAGGATGCAAAGGACTCAATAAAGGATGTTAGATCATCAGTGCTTACACCGTCGTTGCGGTAGCCTAGCACTGCTGGGTGATCTGCTAACGGGTTGCGATTGGGCGTATCGTTATTAACTCCCGCTGCCTGTCTATCTGCAGGATCTGAAAGCCCATATGCCGAATAGTCTGTACCATTACTAGCCATTCTCTATTACTCACCTTTCGCCTACCAGTAGGAGTTTAGTAGCCTCTGCACCGTGCATAAGGTAGTGGTCGTTAATATCCATACCTGATGGTAATTGTACTATTTGTGAGTTCATTATTTCACCTGCGACACGCTTAGCAAACTCAGCTCCTGGATTAGATCCATCCTCTTTAATATCGTTATCGCCTACTATGTAGACCGTATCGTAACCGCTAAACAACTTGCTAAAGTGTGGCTTCCAAGACTGCACGCCCGGTACTCCAACACAAGGTATACCTAGCACACCGCTAGTAACTACTGCATCTATCTCACCTTCGCAGATAACTATGTAAGGCGATAGCGGTATCAGATCCTTTACATTATAAAGGTGTGCCTTTTGTCCAGCAGGACTGCCATACTTAGGCTTGGCATTATCTAATCTTCTAAACTTAAAGCCAACAACCATATCCAAAGCGGTGATATATGGTATAGATATCCATCCTTCTTGATACTCGTGACCCGAATAAGGATCGCTAACGCTACCAAATCGGTACTTAAATGCTATATCGTTAGGTATTCCACGTTCTTCTAGGAACTTGAGCGCCTCTGGGCTTATCGCCTGTGTGTATCTTTGCGCTACTTCCGCTAACGATTTCTGTTGCGCGCTTGATGCCATCTCTGTACCCTAGATTCTCCATAATGCAGACCAAATTTACTGCGTTACCACCTTTACCACAGGTCTGACAATGATAAAGATTTGTACGTACATTCATAGATGCTGATCGGCGTGTATCGTTGTGCATAAAGCACCTAACGCTTACCTCCCCGCTGCCAGCTCTAACTTCACCACCAAAATAACTTACTATTGCTTCTATAGATATTGATTTTGCGTCAGAAGATCCCTTGTATTTTCCTGCTTTATGTGATCTAGACCAGTCTTGTGCTGACATACACACCCCTTATCTGCACATAAACTGTGCCAATACTTAGCGGCTCCAGTGTAGGAACTTTGATTAACCCTGTTTGCTTTAAGACAATTCAGGCAAATCATCTTGGACTTCTTCAACTGGTATGACTTCTTGTACTGGTTCCTGACTTGTCCAAATTGCACTGGTGGTCAGTTCTCCTTCTGGTGTTGGTGTCATTTTTGCTTCTCCTTTAACCATTGTGCTAGGTCTTGGATGACCCAGGCTTTATCAATTCCTGCATTGCGACGCTTAACTATTACATAAGATAGCGGTACTTCCCCAAGACCGCGAGCCTTTGCATAGTTAAGCGCCTCAACCTGTGCTTCTGCCCAGAACTCAGGCAAATTTAACGTTGCCCTGTTCTTAAGCTCAAGGATAAAAGTCTTGCCGGAAGCGACAACAACTATATCCCCTTCATCTTTACTGCCAGCTTTGGTAAGCCGTTCAGCAAGAGTACCCATTTTGCGCAGCCATTTGAGAACATCAGTCTCGAAAAGTGCGCCCTTTGCTTGGTTCTTACCCATTAGTCACAACAACTTTGTTAATCTTAAACTCTTGCTTGCCTTCTTCATCGGTAACCAATTCCATTATCCCAGACTGCAGTAAAGAACCAGCAAACTTAATTAAGTCCTCACGCAATACCGCCATTTCTGTTTCTAGTTTTTCAATCTTTAGTTTATTACCATACTCCGTCATCTTCTTTTCCCCTTTGCTTGTTGATCTAGCCCATACTTATGTATATTTGAATAAGCAATATCCAAATCAATGGCTCCGCAATTACAGACCAACGATTCCAAGAAGGGACAGTTAGAATTATGCTCTGCCAAGTCATTCATTCTTTGTCCTCTTGGTTTTCCCTTTGCTTTGCTAAACATTTGGTACAAGAAACCTGACCATCAAGGTCTACTGCATAATCGTGTATGCATACGGATTTGTATGTACCCCTCATATGGATTCTTGGTTTAATCATTACTCCACCTCTCCCATTAGAAAAACTTCCATACTAGCCACACAAGTAAAATTGAAACAATAAAGGCGCTGATGTAGAACGCGGTTAAATCACTCATTCCAGCACCTTAAATTCTTCCTTGAGAGCATCTAAGATTTTGCCACCACATTGCCAGCATATGATTATATCCTCGAGACCCTCGAAAGACTCGTGTATTTTCTTGAAACTTTTATTGTTTTGGCAGTCTTTTATTGAACAGTATCCGATCATTTCCCCACCTCACCCCTAGCGATAGCAGCGAAGGTTGCCCGTAGGACAGGTAAAGCAAGTTTGTAATGCTCGGAAGTATCATCACTAACCACGCCAGCCTCAATTTCTTTGGCTATCTGTTCGCGTAGGGCTTTCTCAAAGGCGATGAATTCAGCATCTTTAGTCATTGTGCAACCGTATAATTTCCAACATAACCTATCCTCGCATCTCGCGCATACATTGCGCCGTATTGATCGCCGTCAGCTATCTGACAGGCTGCGTAGTTAACATATAATGTAGCGTAATCACTTCCATTTGCAGCGTGTGGACCAAAACGGTTTTTAACCGGAGCCACCTTCAAAGTTCCCATATCTGGATTGTAACCTAGCGTTAGTATTAAAGCCGGTAACTGACTGACCTTACCGTGAATGGCGCGTCTAGCTGGTGGTTCCGTAGGACTGCCGTACTCAGACTGCTCTGATACGTGATGTAATACAAGTACACACGCTTCAGTCTTGCGTGCCATATCGTGAAACTCCATCATAATAGCCCGCAGTCCAGCCCATTCGTTGTCAGTTTCGGCAACAACGTTCATCAAGTTATCTATAACTATCAGTTCAGGTGATATGCCATAAAGTTCAACATATGCTTTTACTTCTAATTCAAGATCATCCAATGATGGTGATGAGTCAAAGACCCACTTAATATGTTTTAACTTCTCAAAGTATTTGTCATAGTAATGAATATTGGTAGCCAGACTCTGCTCAACCGATACCTGAGAATGACCTGATAGATGGCTAACTGCTCGCATCATTACAGTAGTGGTGTCGGTATCGGCTGAGAAGAATAGTGTCGGCACTCGTGCCTTAACTGCATAGATCAAAGCAAACATAGATTTACCAACGTTAGGAGCGGCAGCAACCATACAGACTTGTCCCCTTCGAAACTTAATCTGCTTATTTGCTAGAGCACTCCAAACATCAGGAAGAGGTGTTGCTTTTGTAAGCACACTAGACCAAGCTCTTGATAAATCAAGCAACGCCTTCCTCCTTCAGTAATATTTTTCTTTTTTTTCTAACTGCCTCGCGTTCACTTTCAGATAGACCGCCCCAAATTCCATAGCGTTCCCTTTTTAATCCCCATTCCATACATTCATTCAAATGTGGGCATCTTGAACAGATAGCCTTAGCCATCCTTAACTCGGTAGAATTACCACCTCCTTCTACCCTTTCGGGAAACCAGAAGTCTCCGCCTACTTCGCTACACGCCGGTTCGTCGAAATTGAACGGGTGTTGCATACAATTAACGAACCCAGCGAGTCTCGCATTTGTCTAGAGCACCCTTTGGCGCTGCGCACATCCAGCCCTGCCAAGGACCGCGTGCGCTAGTTCCTGTCTTGAATGTCATATTACCGTGACGGCAAGCATCGGCGGTTCCTGGTGGTGTCGCTACTGGTGTTGCATTGAATGCAGTAGCAACTGATGCAACTGTTGCTGCTACTGGTGCTGCCGGTGATGAATATCCAACGCCAAGTTCTGCCCCAGTTGCTTTGATGTTTGCAGCGTTCATTGAGATATCAGCAAGACCGGCTTCGAGTTCGCTTACCGATGCTGCGTAAAGATTGATTAGTGTTCCATCAGATAACTTATAGTTGATCTGGAACTTGGTTCCTTCTGTTGCCATACTACCTTCCTCCATTTGATTTGATGTTTAGTCTTACTGTTTCATTACCTGTTTGTTTAGGTGTAAAGCCAAGAAGCCTTTGAACTTCCTTTGCATCAACTGTCTCGCGCCCTTTGATTGTTGTCCAACTGATTTCAATACCAGAGTTGGTAACTCCGATAGTTCCTTCAAAGGAAGCTCGGAGTGAATCCTTTTCCTTATCAAGTTCTTTTATCTTAGCATCTAATTCTAGATACCTTAAAGCGTTTGTGTCAATAGCCTCGTCCTTAATGATTACTTCACTAAGAACGATACGTTCTTTTTTTAAGCCAACACAACCCATCTGTCCAGATGCGTCATAGTACTGGCAGTAATCCTTACAAAAGGATTCATCTTTTTCTGGATTTGGCGCTACCGTTGAAGCCTTAATATCATCTAACCAAGCCAGCGCTTCTAGCGCTACTGCCTCGTTATAGGCTTCTGTAAATACCTTAACATCTTTTTCGTTGCCATCTCTAGCAATAGCCACAAGGTTAACTGTCTTAACCTCATAGCCGTTCTTGGATAGTAAGTATCCGTAGACCTGTACCTGCCAGCGTTGCTGGCTGCTAGGAAAGTATCCAAGATTTTTAATCTTAGAAGTTTTCCAGTCAATTACAGCACCGGTTGATGGTACGAATAAGTCAATGTGTGCCTTCATATCTCCATAAGCAACTGGTGTTTCTACTAAATATTCTTTGCCTTCTGGATCTAAGTGGCAGATAGCTTCTTCGATGGCTGCGTGGATAGCAGTACCCATAATCGCAGCCAGTTTAGATTGGTTATCATTAGTTTCAGGTTGGTCATTTAATCTATACCAAACCTTGCGACGGCATCCACCTATTTCTGATGGTCCTACCTGTGTTTGCTTACTGCGATCACGACTTGCATCTTTATTATGCAGAACCGTTAACAGTAATTCCTTCGGATC